ACACAAAGACCCCTCACATCAAACTACAAAGCGCTACCAACTACTATCTCCAAGCAAGTCAATAGCCTTTAATAGTTAATGCGAAGAGATGTGTTTTTGGTTTTTATTTTTACTTTTGCCCTCGAACATGCAGACTTCCCAATTAGAAATCATTCCTCATGCTACAGAAATAAGAATTAGGATGTTTACTGCAACAGAAATCCTCAACAATCAAGTACAACAGACAATAGCAAGTGCAAGAACAGTGCATGCAAAATCCTTAGATTTAGAGAGTGGTTATGGCATCTCTTGCAACCCTAGCATCAGACCTATTTGTAGGCACTTCTCCATCAGTAAAATCTTTGAAATCAGAAATAGCTTGGACTAGATCTTCCAGTTTGGCTTTAAACATCCCAATTCTAGTAGTCTCATCGGGTACTGAGGAATTGAATGCAATCGTAACAAATTGCTTTTGAGCAGTGAAAGCAGCATTGAAATCTTTCTCTTGAGATATGACCAAAGACTGTTCAGCAGAATAGACAGTGTATAGCCATAAGAAAGTCTTGGCAACATCTCCTTGCAGGGTCTTTGGCACAAGAGAAGGGAAAACTGGATTCTTGATGTATTTGGGAAGCCTAGTTGTCCTAGTTCCAAAGTCTCTGGGAGGTGTTCTCAAGACAACCTTTGTAGTCAATTCAGGGAATGCAGACAGGACTCTTGGAAGAATGACTGCTTTCTTGTCGCCTCCTAGAGACCCTTGTTTCATGTTGTATTTTTTGTACAATCCATCTGCCTTAGTCCGGCCAGCTTCTGAAATCTTCCCAGCATTCTTCATAGTGTAGTTTCCTTTCATGGCTCCCAATGTGATTAGAGCTCTCATATCATTCACAAATTCCATCTCTCCAATCCCTTTCTCAGTCATGATTTTGGCAAAGTGAGAGTGTATCATTTCAGGATTGAATCCCTCATAGGCAAATAGAGTGCTAAACTCTTCTACTCCAGTGGTGTCAGCAGCAGAGATCATAGTGTAAACAGAGAGAGCAGAAGTCATTTTGAGATGTTTTTTGTTAGTTTAAATTTGAGTTTTAAGTTTTTTGGTGCTTTATTACTGTGGGTCTTTAGTGTTTGTAGCTGATCGTATATGGATGTGRGGGACTTTGTGT